AATGTAGGGATTGGTACTACAAGTCCTAATAATAAATTAATTGTCAATGGAGCAGTTGGAGTAGCTGGTGAGGCTGCAGCTGCTATATCTAATGGTTGTTTAATTGACCAAACTGCTGGCTTTTTAACAAGAATTTTAAATTATTCTTCAACAACAGGAAGTGCTATTGCTTTATATACAGGCTCTGTTGGAACATCTTCAGAACGTATGCGTATAGACTCTAGTGGTAATGTGTTGGTGGGAACTACAACTTCAGGAAATGGAAAGTTTGTTGTTGTTCAGACAAGCGGTTCTCGTATTTCTAGATTGGAAAGTGTAGATGCTGGAACAGTTGAGGCTGTGCAGTTTGTAAAAAATAGTGGCGGTTTGGGTCAAATTGGGTCAATCACAACTACTACTACGGCAACCGCTTACAACACTTCATCCGACTATCGTTTAAAAGAAAATATTTTACCTATGATAGGTGCATTGGATAAAGTATTACAACTTAAACCATGCACATATACATGGAAGTCAGATAGTTCAAACGGACAAGGATTTATTGCTCACGAATTACAAGAAATTATTCCTGATGCAGTTACAGGTGAAAAAGACGCTGTAGATGAAGAAGGTAATATTAAACCACAAGGCGTAGACACATCATTCCTAGTAGCTACTCTAACAGCAGCAATCCAAGAACAACAAACCATCATCAACGACCTAAAAGTAAGAATAGAAACATTGGAGGCTAAATAATGTCTAAATTAGTACTCGCAGGAGCTACATCAGGCTCAACAACAATACAAGCAACGGATGCTGTAACCCAGACAATAACTTTGCCTAACAATAGTGGGACAATATTAACAAGTGCATCAACTACAATGCCAGCTGGATCAGTTAACCAAGCAGCTTTAGCTACAGGTGTAGCAGGTAACGGTCCATCATTTAGTGTAACTGTTAATGGTAGTGGTCAAACATTTAATGCTGGAACAACTACTAAAGTTACTTCCTTTGTTACTACAGCTACTGCATTAACTTATTATTGGGATACTGCTTCTTGTTGGGACAATACTAACCAAAGATTTATTCCAAATGTTGCTGGGTATTATTACTTTAATACTAATTTAGCTGTAGCATCTATTGGAACAGGTGAAAATTTAGGGCTTGGTTTTTATAAAAATGGAACAGGAATAAGATTTGGTCCGTATTTTAATAATGGCGGAGGTAATGATGTTTATTTAAATTCTAGCTGTATGATGTATATGAACGGTTCTACTGATTTTATAGAAGTATATTTTGCTAATAACTCTGGCACATCTATGAATTTAAGAGGTGAACCATTTGGAACTTGGTTTACTGGATTTTTAGCGAGGGCTGCATAATGACTTTGTATGAAAAAATAATTACACTTTACCCAGAATTGACCATAAATGATTTTGGTTTAAATGGAACAATTAAATTACAAAATGACGGTCAAGGTGACTACATAAAATCATGGGATCACCCAACACTATTACGACCAACAGATGAACAATTAGGAGCAGCATAATGCCACTTATTTTAAACGGAACAACCGGGGTCACCTTTGATGACTCATCTCTACAAGGAGCTGCAGCGTCACCTTTTGGGCTAAAGAACCGTATTATAAATGGGGATATGGTAATAGCACAAAGAGGAACTTCATTTAGCGTTGGGGACCAAACATATACTTTAGATAGATGGGTTTGTGATAGAACTGGGGGTTCTGCAACTGCTAGTGTTACACAATCATCTATAGCACCTACAGGATTTACTAATAGTTTATTATTTACAGTAGGAACAGGAGCGGCAACAGGAGCAACAGATTATTCAAATGTTAGACAATATATTGAAGGTTTTAATGTTGCAGATTTAGGATGGGGAACAGCAAATGCACGAACAGTTACTTTATCGTTTTGGGTTCGTTCAAGTGTAACAGGTACATATGGTGTAGCATTTACAAATAGCGCATATAATAGAAATTATATTGCATCCTATACTATTTCTTCTGCTAATACGTGGGAACAAAAAACAATAACTATTCCAGGCGATACATCAGGAACTTGGCTAACAACAAATGGAGTTGGAATTCGTGTTATTTGGGATTTAGGGGTGGGTTCAACTTACAGTGGTGCTGCTGGTTCTTGGGGATCAACATTTGCAATATTTGGATTAACAGGGGGTGTTAAATTAACTGTAACATCAGGAGCTACATGGCAAGTTACAGGCGTTCAACTAGAACGAAACACAACAGCAACACCGTTTGAATGGTTACCTTATACAACTGAACTACAATTGTGTCAGAGGTATTATCAAGTAATTGGGGGTGCTAATTCTACCTTCCCATTATTAGGTGGATATTCAACAAGTAATGGAACATCACATAGGTTTCCAATTAGTTTTCCTGTTCAAATGAGAATTGCAGCAACAGCAACTAGAAATGGAACTTGGGATACATCAAATTGTAATCCACTCTCAATAGAAATGGTAGGAACTATGGGATATACTTTAATGACAAATTCAACTAGTAATGGAGTCAATTGGTATGCATACCCTAACTCAAGTGATGATACTATTACATTTAGTGCGGAGCTATAATGACTAAAACATATAATAAAAAAAATAATGGAATAGGTTGGAACTATATAGAATTATTAGATAGTGAAAAACCAAATTCAGTAACAGTAATACCTATAGACCCAGCTAACACAGACTACCAAGCCTACCTAAAATGGGTTAGCGAAGGAAATATCGCAGAACAGGCTGACTAATGTTTGGCATATCAGCCTTTTCCCAAACAGCATTTAGTTCTCTTGCTAGTGGTGTAGTATTTGGCTCTGGTCAAATAGATGCAACAGCTACAGTTACAGCTAACGCTTATCGCATAAGACTTGACTCAGGTGCTATAAATGCTACTGCTTCAGTCACAGCAGACGGATACTCTATAGCTTTTGCTAGTGGTGCTATAAACGGTACTGCTAATGTCACAGCTAATGGATATTCAGAGATATACGCTAGTGGTTCTATCACAGGAACAGCTCAACTATATGTAGACGGTATCTATGTATACGCATTTGCTAGTGGCACTATGTTTGCTAACTCTAGTGTTACTGCTGACGCTATACGTATTAGAACAAGTAGTGGTGCTATAAATGGCACAGCAGTTGTGACTGCTAACGGTGGTATGACTTATGAAGGCTTTGGTCAAATTACTGCTGAAGCACTATTAAATGCGAGTGCATACGCTATATTAGCTGGTGTAGGTGCAATAAACGGTACATCTACAGTCACAGCAAAAGGCAAAATTTTAGGTGAAGAATGGTCACCTGTAACCCCTGGCTCAGAGTCATGGAATGATATTCCGCCAGGTTCAGACACATGGACAGATATAACAGGAAGTAATAATACATGGCTACCAATAGGATAAATTTTACGGAATGGTTACCTGACCAACCATCTACAGTAGGTGCGTTAATAGACATTAACAATACTGTACCTTTGGCTATTGGTTACTCACCATTTCCTACTGCTGTGGATTATTCTAATGCAGCAAGTGAAAACTTAAACAATGTGTATGCAGGTAAATTTAGTACTGTGACACAATTATTTGCAGGTGGCGATACTAAACTATTTAAGTTTGACCCAGGAACATTAGACTTGGATGACGTAAGTAAGTCAGGTGGATATAGTAGTATTTATAGATGGAGTTTTGCTCAATTTGGTGACGTATTACTAGCTGCTAATAATGACGACAAAATACAAGCATGGACTGTAAATAGTTCTACAGCTTTTGCAGACTTAGCAGCAGCAGCTCCTGTATGTAAATATATTACAGTTATTCGTGACTTTGTAGTGGCAGCTAATATTAGTGGCGCACCTAACAAAGTACAATGGTCAGATATTAATGATGAAACTGACTGGACACCAGGTGGTGCTTCTCAAAGTGACTATCAGATAATCAGCGATGGCGGTAATATACAAGGGATCACAGGTGGCGAATTTGGTCTAGTCTTATTAGAGCGTGGCATAGTTCGTATGTCATATATTGGCTCACCATTATTCTTCCAATTTGACACTATTTCACGTGGTTTAGGATGTACTTCAGGTGCAACTGTAGCACAATATGGTCAAACTACATACTTCTTATCAGATGATGGTTTCTATTCATGTGATGGTATTAATATTAAACCTATTGGCACAGATAAAATAGACAAATGGTTCTTTACAAACTGTGAATTAGCACAAATTGACTCATGCAGTACAGCAATAGACCCTGTTAAAAACATTGTGGTATGGAACTTTGCAAACGTAGATGCTGGTCGCACATTACTTATGTATAACTGGCAAACAGATAAATGGTCTAAAGCTGATACAACTATAGACTATATTTCATCTATTACAACATCTGGTTTTACACTAGAAGACTTAGATGCTTATGGCTTTTTAGATGACATTACAACATCTTTAGACTCACGTTTATGGATTGGTGGCAAACTATTATTTGCAGGTGTAGAGGCAGCTAAAATTGTAACATTTACCGGAGTGAATACTACAGCAACATTAACTACAGGTGACGTAGAGGTAGGTTATAACTCTATTGTAACGCTTTCAAGACCACAAGTAGAAAATGGTTCAGCTTTAATGTCTGTCGCTTCTCGTAAAGAACTAGATGACACTATTACATATTCTACACCAGTTGCAGCCACATCTGAAGGTCGTTGTCCAATGAGAAGTTATGGTCGTTACCATAGGTTTAGAATGACTCCTAGTGGTGACTGGTTATACGCTATTAGTTTTGACTATGATGTAGAACAACAAGGTAATAGATAATGCGTGACATGTATCGTAAACTCCCTATGTTGGGAGGTGAGCCTAGACAAGTTGCAGAAATTGTAAACAACCTTGTAGAAGGCAAAACAAACAATACAGGTGATATTACTTTAGTAGCTTCAGGTGCTACTTCTACAACTATTTATGATGAACGTATAGGTTATAACTCATATATTGGGTTATCACCTAAAACACAAACAGCAGCTAGTACATATTATCCATACGGTGCATTTCAAGACACTACAGATCAAAGTATTGCAACTGTTACTGCTACAGCTAATATTACATTAAACACTACAGACTATTCTTTAGGCACAACACTTGTAGATGGTTACAAAATAAAAGTAGACTATTCTGGTCTTTATAATGTGCAGTTTAGTATTCAATTTGTTAATACTGATAATGCTCAACATGACATAGATATATGGTTTAGAAAGAATAATTCAGATGTTGCAGGTTCTAACAGTAAATTTACTGTTCCAGCTCGTAAAAGTGCAAGTATTTATGGTCACCTTATTTCAGCATTAAACTTTAATATAGAACTAGCTAAAGATGACTATGTAAGTTTAGCATGGGCTACTAGCTCTACATTAGTTACAATAGAACATTTAGCAGCACAAACAACACCTACTAGACCTGCTACACCTAGTGTTATTGTAACTATTCAGTATTTAAGTGCTAATTCATTCACTACAAACTTATTTACCGAGCCTTATGTAAGTTCACAGTCACAAGGTCAAGCTACTATATCGCATCCTGCAAATACAGGCACGAACAAGATATATCGTTATATAATAGTAGGATGATATTACACTATATACCTAAAGATAATTTGCGTCAATATTGGGACTATGTAAAACATGGTCTTGAATTAGTAAGACAACGTGGTCATACATCTTGGATAGTTGAAGATGTATATTGTGACTGTTATGAAAATAGGTCAATGCTTTTTATAGGCATGATAGACAACAAAGCAGTAGGTTTCGTAGTACTTCAACCATTAGGAGACACACTTCATGTATGGGCTTCTTGGTCTACTATTAATGACCAAACACTTTTTTATCAAGCATTTCAAGAAATACAAGCAATAGCAAAACAAGGCGGTAAGTCTAAAGTTACATTCAATTCACAAAGAAAAGGATGGGAACGTAGAGCAAGAGCAATGGGTTTTAAACCTCAAACATGGGAATATACACTTTAAGGAACTAGATATGTTTAAGTTACACAATTGGGTACAAGAATTAGTACAGTCATTTACATTCTATGGTGGCGGTGGTTCAGGAGGCGGAGGTAGTGGTACTTCTACTACAAAGTCTGAATTAGACCCAACGGTAAGACCATTCGTAGAATATGGCTTACAAGAAGCTAAAGGTTTATATCAACAACCTGGTCCAGAATATTTTGGTGGTCAAACTTACGTAAGTCCATCTCAACAAACTACTTTAGCTTTACAAGCTGCTCAAAATAGAGCATTACAAGGTAGTCCATTATCACAAGCAGCTCAACAACAACAATTAGGTACAGTTCAAGGTCAATATCTATCAGCAGGCAACCCATATTTTAGGCAAGCATTAGGCGGTGCAACTCAAGAAGCTACACAAGCATATAATGATGCTATTAGAGCTGCACAAGGTACAGCATCTATGGCAGGTCGTTATGGTTCAGGTGTATCTGCTGACATTCAAAATAGAGCTGCAAACACACTAGCAAATACACTTGCTAATAAATACGGTGATCTTGCTTATGCTAATTATGCTGCAGAACGTGGTTTACAACAACAATCAGCATTTAATGCACCTCAAATGGCTGCTGCAGACTATGCTGATATTCAACAATTAGCTAACGTAGGTAAAACTACAGAAAACTATCAACAAACAGCATTACAAGCTGCAATTGATAAGTTTAACTTCGAACAAAACAAACCTTATCAAAAACTTCAAGCATACCTTGGTGCTGCTTATGGCGCTCCAGTTGGTCAAGTATCTACTACACAGTCTCAACAAAGTGGTGGTGGCAAGATCGTATGTACAATGATGAACGAACAAGCTTATGGTTTTGGTTCATTCAGAAATGCAATTTGGCTTAAACATTCAGCTAATATGCCAGATGCTAAAGTCTATGAAAAAGGCTATCACACATTATTCTTACCATTAGTAGAATTTGCTAAAGGTAAAGGTAAACTCAACAAAGCAGTACGTAATGTATTAGCACATATTGCTAGACATAGAACTGCTGATATTTATAAACAAATGCGTGGCAATAAGAGAGACACATTAGGTCGTATTTATCGTGCTATCTTAGAGCCAATTTGCTACTTAGTAGGAAAGGTATCTTAATATGGGTATGCCAACATTAATAGGCGCTGGAGTAGGCGCTGTAGGTTCAGCAATTACAGGTCAAAGCCCATTAAGAGGTGCTTTACTTGGTGGTGCTACAGGTGGTTTATTTGGTGGATCAGAAAGCTTATTAGGTAGTAAAGTTGCTAATATGTTTTCTAGTGGAGTAACTCCAGGTGTACAACTTGGTGCAGATGCAGCAGGTACAACTATTGCTCCAGGAATGGGCATTAATAATTTATTTAGCCAAGTGCCTACTACAGGATTAAGCACTAATTTAGGTGCTATTGGAAGTACTCCAATACCAGCTACAACAACTACTGGTGCATTTGCTGACGGTATTAATTTAACTGCTGCAAACTTGGCAGGTGGTGCTAGCGGACTTCCATTAGGTGCTATGGATACATCTAAAATATTTAACTACACTCCACCAACAGCTATGGATAAAATAACAGGCACAGGTACTATGTTATCTGATTGGGCGCAAGCTAACCCAGCACAAGCTATAGGTGCAAGTCTACAAGGCTATCAAGCTCTTAACCAACCAGCTCCTCCACTTAATTTACCAGTAGCTCCTTCAGCTCCAATTACACAAAGACCAGCTCCATCATTAGGCTTAAGTCAAGATGAAAAACTTTTAACTAGACTATCACCTAGCTATGGTGGCTTACAAGTTTATGGAAGAGGTTATTAATTATGGCAATATTTGACACAAATACTGGTTTTGGCAATTTGGTTGGTGGCATGAACGTATTTGGTGCTAGACAACCTGAATATTTAGGTGGTTTACTTACTACAGCCCAACAAGAACAATTAAAAAACCAAGCGCTATTGTCAGGTCTTATTGGTACTGCTGCAACATATTTTGCTCAACCTAAAAACCAAGGTATTGGACTTCCAGCAATTCTTGGTAAATCTTATTTAGGTGGTATGCAAGCATCACAAGGTGCTTATAATGCAGCTACAGAAAATGCAATGAATACACTTAAGATACAAAAAGAATTAAGAGATGCTCAATTAGACTACTTAAAAGCATTGCCAACTGACGTACGTGAATTTCAATATGCTACAGAAAATCCTCAATTTCTTGAATATGCTAAAACAATGGCTAACCTTAGAGCGCCAAAAACTAATGTGGTTACTAACGTATCCAATAAAGAGTTTGCATCTAATGTTATTAAAGACCTTGAGGGTAGTTTAAATGCAGGTATGGATGCACAAAGCACATTGCCAACATATAGAACAATGAGACAACTTATTGATCAAGGTGTACAAACAGGTGCAGGTGCTGAAGCAGCTAAAACAATTTCTAAAGCAGGTCAATTACTTGTACCAGGCTTTAATGTTGATACTGTTGCTAGAACTGAAGCATTTGACTCATTGTCTAAAAACGTTATTATTCCTCAAGTTAAGAAACTTGGTGCTAACCCAACAAACACAGACTTACAATTCATTGTTGACTCAGCTCCATCTATCGGTAAAACACCTGAAGGTAATAAACTATTGCTTAATGCGCTTGAAATTGGCGCTCAACGTGATGCTGAACTTGCTAACTGGACAGCAGACTGGCAACTTAAAAATGCTGGTCTTATTGAAACTAGTCCATCACAAGCTAGAGCTAAATTGTTTAAAGACAAACTTGCATTTACTAAAGACTTGCAAGCTAGAACTTCAGCAGATGTACTTGCTATTAAGTCACAATTGCCAAACATGGTTCAAAGCGGTGCAGGCGTTATTAAAAACAAAAATATATTATTTAAGTAAGGACTAAACATGGCTCAAGATCCAAAAGCAGTTATTCAAGAACTGTATTTTGACTTATCTGCTGGTAGAGACCAAGGCAATTTAAGTAAGCAAGGCGAAAACGTTTTAAATGCTATTGAGACTGGTGTAGTAACACCACAAAGCATTGGACAGTATTTGCAAGGTGCTACATTAAATTTCTCAGATGAATTACTAGGTACACTTAACTCTGTATTTGGTAAGAAACCTGGCGTTATATCTAAAGCAGCTAAAGAAGCAGGATATGGTGAAATTTCACCTAGAGAAGCTGGAGTAGGATTAGAGCGTTTAGCATTAGAACAAAGAGCTTCTGAAATGCCAGTTCGTTCTATTGGAGAACAAGTTGTAGGTGGAGCTATTCCTGCTTTTGTTAGTAAAGGTAGCACATTACCATTAACTTTAGGTAAAGCTGCTGTACAAGGCTTTAAGTCAGGTGTTATTGGAGGCTTTGGTGCAGGTGAAGGTGGACCAACAGAGCAATTAACTTCTGCAGCTATTGGTGGTGTAACAGGTGGTATAGCATCACCAGCATTACAAACAGGTGCTAGAGTTATTAAAAATGTATCTCAACCTATTCTTAAATCTATGTTTGCTGAACCAGATGTAACAGGTTTACAAGCAGGTAGAAACCTTGTAAAAGAAGCATTAAAGTCTGACGTAGGTTCAGTAGATGAAGCTATTAATACAGTACTTCAAAACTCTGGCAAACCATATACATTAGCTGATATTGGACCTAATACTAGAGCTTATTTAGATGCTGTAAGTCTTATTCCATCACCAGCAAAACAAACTGCTAAAAAGTTCTTAGAACAACGTGATAAAGGTATTTCAGCACGTTTAACTTCAGACTTACAAGAAGCATTTGGTAGCACAGCATCATTCTTTGATGAATTTAATGCACTTAAAACAGCTAGAACTGATCTAGGTAAAAAGATGTATGCTAATGCTTTTAATAAGCAAGTTCCAGTTAATAAAGAACTTACAGACTTATTAGGACGTCCAAGTGTACAACAAGCGTATGCTAGAGGCATTAATATTGCACAAGAAAAAGGTATTAAAGTTCCTAGTGTTGCAGTAAATGCTCAAGGGCAGTTAGTTACACCAGATAATCAACTTGTTAATAAAGTAGATACAGAGTTCTTACATTACGTTAAAATGGGTTTAGATGACCTTGTTTATACAGGTAAATCTCCATCTAGTGGTATCGGTAATACACAATTAAACTCTATTAAAGATACTAGAGCGCAATTCTTAAACTATCTTGACAAGAATAATCCATCTTATAAGTCAGCACGTAATTACTGGGCAGATGATACAGCTACTATGGATGCTATGCAGTCAGGTAGAACATTCTTAAAAGCTAACCCAGACCAATTAAAAGCTGATATTAAGAAAATGTCTACATCTGAAAAAGAAGCATTTAGACTAGGTGCTATGTCAGATCTTATTGAACGTGTAGGTGGTCAGTCTACAGATACAGTTGTACCTATGACAGCTAACGTAGCACGTAATATTCTTAAAGACCCTAAACGTGTAGCACTTATTAAAGCTACTTTTCCAGATAATGAATTAGGTCAAAATAAATTTAACCAATTTATTAAAAACTTCCAAACAGAAATGGAAATGAAAGCTACATCTGGTCAAGTATTAGCTGGATCACAAACAGCTAGCCGACAAGAAGCAGCCAAAGCAATACGTAACACTATTGCTCAAGAGTCACCAAATGTTAATGATATACAAAGTTTAATATTTAATGCTCTTAAAATGGATGCTACACAAATGAATGAGCAGCAACTCAAGTCAACAGCTAAAGAAGTAGTTAATATATTGACTGAGACTGATCCTGCAAGACTACAAAGTATTGCTAGAGAACTTACTACACGCAGACCATCTGAAATTGTTTCTGACGTATTGACAAGAGGCGGAAG